CATCCCTAGAGATAGGATAGCATGTGCTGAATTATTAGGTAAGAGGTACGCACTATTCACAGAGAAAATTGAAACGACTAACGAAGTTGTTATTAATGTAGAGATTGAGGAAGATTAATCACTTCCCTCCATATACGGGAGTTTAGTTTAATGGTAAAATATCGGACTCCAACTCCGAGGATGATTGTTCGATTCGGTCAACTCCTGCCAATAATATGGTTTGTTAGTTTATCCATAAAAACTAATCGTTTAGGGGGTTTACGATAAAACCCGTTCCCCTGGTGGGATACATTACTTTAATAGGAGGTAACTTATGAACATAAAATTAAATATTAAGAAGAGTTACTTCAATGAGGTATATCTACCGTATCTAAATAATACTGAAAGGTTTACGGTATTTTATGGAGGAGCAGGTAGTGGTAAATCAGTTTTTGTTTGTCAAAAATTAATACTGAAACTATTAAAGTATCCTAAAAGAACTCTTCTAGTAATAAGGAAAGTATCAGCCTCATTAAGAGATTCTATATATCAAGAGTTTATCACACATCTAACAAAGTTTGGATTAATAGATTATTGTAAGGTAATGGGAAGTTCATTAACTATATACTTACCAAATGAGTCAAAGATAATCTTTAAAGGGATAGACGACCCAGAGAAACTTAAATCTATTTCTGGTATAGACGATATAATGATAGAAGAGGCTACAGAGATTACATTAGACGACTTCACACAATTAAATCTACGTTTAAGAAGTAAAGCTGAAAACCAACAAATAACTTTATGTTTCAACCCTGTTAGTAAAACTAATTGGTGTTATAAACATTGGTTTGAAAATGGTACGCCAGAGGATACAGTTATAGTACATACAACATGGTATGATAACAAGTTCCTTCCTAATTCATATATAGAGTCATTAGAACAAATGAAGAAATCAAACCCGATTTACTACAAGATATACGCATTAGGTGAGTTCGCTACACTATCTAAATTAGTTTACAATAATTGGCGTAAAGAAGATTTTAATTGGAAGGAAGTACATCAAAAAGGAAACACAAAAGCATTATTCGGTTTAGACTTTGGATACATAAACGACCCAACAGCTTTCATATGTTGTCTAGTCGATGAAACCAATCGGAATTTATACGTCTTTGACGAACATTACGAGAAGGGGTTATTGAATGACGAGATAGCTAGGGTTATAAAGAATAAAGGGTATCAAAAAGAGATTATAACTGCTGATAGTGCTGAACAAAAGTCAATAGAAGAGATTCGTAAAAGTGGTATAAGACGTATTAAACCGGCTAGAAAAGGTAAAGATTCTGTACTTAATGGTATACAATATCTTAACCAATACAATATAATAGTACATCCTAGTTGTGTTAATACTTTACAAGAATTAGAAAATTACTGTTGGGATAAAGATAAACAAACCAACGAATATATAAATAAGCCTGTGGATAACTACAACCATATATTAGATGCTTTAAGATATGCTGTTGAAGAGTTATCAAGAGGATGGAAACTAAAGTCAATATCCAAAACATCGTTTGGATTATAAAAGCCAATCAAGCCTACCTATTTATTAGGTGGCTCAAATGGATTGGACTATAAGGAGGAATAAAATGTCAACAACTTTATCATCAGTTAAACCTGTTTTATTTCAAGAACGTAAGTTCTATATAGATAATCCTATGTCGATGGAAGAGGTATTGTCTATAGTAAGAAATCATACAGGAATAAAAGAGGCATATCGCATACTACATGATTATTATAAAGGAAAACATATAATACTTCAAAGAGCGTTTGACGATAGAAATAAGCCTAACAATAAATTAATACACAACTTCCCTAAATTAATCGTAGACAACTCTGTTGCATACTTCATGGGAAAACCAATTAGTTATACGGGAGACGAGAACCTACTAGATACAATACAACCTATATTAGATGCGAATGACTCTCATTCAGTAGATAGTGAACTAGCGAAGTATTGTGCCGAGTTTGGTCATGGTTTTGAAGTATTCTGGTATGATAACTTAACATCAGAGTTAAGGTTCAAACAAGTATCACCAGAACATATGATAATGTGCTATTCACCCGATATAGACGAGGTAGAACAATGTGCAATATATTACAGACCATTTAAAGATGCTGTAACACAAGAGGTACATTACAAAATAACTGTATACACTAATACATTTACTTACGAGTTTACAGGAAGTCTTACAGGACAAATAACTCCAATAGGTGAACCACAAGAACATTTCTTTGGTAGAGTACCTGTTGTAGAGTATATAGCTAACGAGGACAGACTAGGAGATTTCGAGCCTGTTCTATCATTAGTAGATGCTTACAATGTTGCTTGTGCTGATTCAGTAAATGATATTAACTACTTAAATGATGCTTACCTATTACTTAAAAACTTATCAACTACTGAAAGTGATGAGATTAATGAGATGAAAAATAATCGTGTCATGTTAGTTGATGGAGATGGTGATGCGTCTTGGTTAGTTAAAAACATAAATGACTTACACATAGAAAATATCAAAAAGAGGCTAGTTGAAGATATACATAAATTCTCAATGACTCCTAACATATCAGACGAGAAGTTTGCGTCTAACTTATCGGGAGTTGCTATATCATATAAACTAAACTCATTAGAGAGTAAGACTTCCGTAAAGGAGAGACACTTCTCACAAGCTATCAAAAAGAGATTATCTATAATATGTAGTGCATTAGGTAGAGATGGAAAGGAATACGACCCAACATTAGTATACCCTACATTCAAGAGAAACATACCTCAAAACTTATTAGATTTAGTACAGACTGTAGTTCAATTACAAGGTATAGTACCAAATGAAGAGTTATTAACAATGCTACCATTTATAGATGATGTTGAATACGCATTAGAGAAGTTAGAAGAGGAAAAAGAAAAGAATATAGATGCTAGTTACGGTATGTTTGAGTTAGGAGGTACAGACAATGTATCACAAGGCGATAAACAAACTGATAACTTCAATCAATAATATATACAAGAAGTCTAAAAGGGAGGAAATAACGTTAGGGATAGCCAGAAAATATGGACTATCTCTAGCCTTTAAACAATTCCAAAAAGACTTAAACAGACTATCACAAAAAGAGTCTAGTAAATTATCTAAAGAGATGCAAAAGCATTATGTAGATAAGTATGTAGATACTACAGGGAAAAGACGACCTTTAAAGAAAGCAAAAGAAAAGGCTAGTTATCCTTGGAGTGGAATGAACTCTACACAACGTATAGCCAAAAACTCACAACAATTAAATTACCAGGTTATACAAAAGGTAGAGGATGTATTAAGAAAAGGTGGTAATAAACCACAAGTCGTATCGTTACTTTTAGATATTGCTAATAAATATACCGATAGACATAGTGTACTTGTAAGGACAGAGTTATGGCACATGGACTTACTAGGAGAGTTGGACGGTATGAAACAAAACAAAGTACAATACGTCAAGTACATTTCAGAGGGAGACCATAGGGTTTGTCCAGAATGTATATCATTAGAGGCTTATAACGAAGGTATTTATGCTATAGAGGATGCTCCTATATTACCTAGACATCCTAGATGTAGATGTCATTTAATACCTTATGAAAAATAAATTATTGTAGGTAGAATACTACAAGGAGGTTAATTATGGAAGATAACAACAATCAAGTACCTACTCCACAATATGGTGTAGAAGATTTTAAAAAGTTTATGGAAACAGAAGAGGGTAGAAAAATATTAAACCCTATGTTTGATAAAAGAGTTTCAACAGCAATAGAAACTTGGAAAACTAATAATATTGATAAGGTCGTTAATGACGAACTTGTTAAGAGAGGTTTTGTTCAAACAGACGAGCAAAAGAAAATGATGGAATTAGAGAATGAAATAGCGTCTATAAGAAAAGAAAAAGAAATGGCTGAAAAAAGGGCTATAGCATTAGCAGAGTTAAATGCAAATGGATTAAACGCTACATTAGCTGATTACATACCACATGATTCAGAGGAGTCAATAAGAAATGGTGTTACTACTTTCAAATCTATATTAGATGATTTAGTGGCACAAGAAGTTAAAAAGAAAACAGCAGGTACAGGTGCTAAACCACAAGGAGTTAAGCAACCACAACCACAATTAACAACTAAAGACGTAATGAAAATGTCTTATAGGGAAAGAAATCAATTAGCAAAAGAAAACCC